GGTAAGCATTACATCGCCAAGGGTGCGGGTCAAGACAAGCAATATCCTAGTTGGTCCCATATAATACCTCCGCTATTTTAATCGCGGCTTCATGCCATGTACGACCGCATGCGATGCTTGAGTTTATTTCTCCGGCTTGTTTCATAAATTCTTTGTTAATATAAGCAGACCTCATGCACACTTTAAGTTCATCTACATCGATACTTAACCACTTATGATTTAAAGCATGTGGACATTTTTTAATATATTCTATACTGTTTATCGTTTCTTCTTTTGGAATCAAAAGATAGCCATGAAAATTTAATTCATCTAGTGCACTACCATTAGTCGCTATCACCGGCAATCCGCACGCCATGGCTTCAACCACCGGCAACCCCAGACCTTCCCCGCGCGTGGGCATGACTAAACATTGGCATGCCCGGTACAATGCTGCCATATCCTCTGTGGATATCTTATCTGGAAAAAATAATATCTTTGGTGGGTTATCAGTAAACATTTTAACCAATGACATTATCTTGCTGCGCAATGCGTCTTTATGCGCCTGGGTAAATCCTCCCTGGTGCGCCTTTAAAATTAATGCTACGTCTTCGTTCGGTTTAAACTCGGTTACATATGCTTCGATCAATGCCTCGAAGTTCTTACGCTCGGTAAAATCACCATTGGCTAAAAAGTTATATCCTTTAGCGTTTAATATCTGCGCCCTTGGCCCATTAGGTTTAAAGTTTTCGTCTACTCCCCACGGTAGAACATGTATCTTGTCTTCCGGAATATTATCGTTGTTTACCCAGCATCTTTTATTAAAGTCGCTAAACGTAAAAATGCTATTCATCCTTTTAAGGCCTTTTATCCATGGTTCAGGCAAATGATCTGTTTCGAACAAAGTATAGCAGTATCTCTTCGCATCCGGGTTTATGCTTTTAACTATCGGCTGTTCTTTCTGGTGCATTATTACTGGCGCCATGGCTCCTACTTTATTGCCTACCATGCGCTCCAGGCGATGCCTTATCTCCCACGGTAAATCTAAGCTTTCTCGATTCCATGATTCTGCATGATCTATCTTTACTTTAATGCCGATCTTATCCAGGGCTATAATCATGCCGCGCGTGAGAACCTCATATCCGGATTGTCCCCATATCGGGCCGTGCCATATTAATTCTTTGGTCATAATTCCTCCATCACGAAAGGCGAAAGCATAGGGTGTGCAAACTCATCAAAGTATGCTTTCCATTTTTCTATGGCTTTGGCCCAAGTATGATTTAATGCAAAATCATAAGCCTTTTGCGCTATATCTTTTCTTAGTTCTGCGTCTGCATATAATTTTTCTATGTGATTTACCATATCATCTACGTCTGGGATTGGGCGCTCCGTCATATATTTGCCGGTAACATATACCGATGTTTTAATCCTTAGAGCGCGTCCTTCGGCGCCAAGCTCTTTAGTGGCTGACTCGTTGGCCACAATGCATGGCGTCTTTGTTCCCATTGCTTCAATGATCGGCAGGCCGAAACCTTCCCCTGATGCCGAAAGAAAAACATCAGCGCAGTTATAAAGCGTATTTAGCATGTTCTCCGGTAATAACTTTGTCGGATGAGAGTGGTGAGCTATGGTGTCAGAAAAAACTATATGTCCGTTGCCCATTAATCCATATGCTTTGATGATGTTATCTATGTTGTGCCCGGCGTTGTCATAAAAGTATGTATGCGGCCAAAAATACGCATTTGGGCAGTTGCCTCGGTCCATTACTTTACGCCATGCTTTGAATATCTCCGGCCAGTTCTTTCTTCCCTGGTTGCGCGCGACAGATAGAAATAAGAATTTATCTGATAGTCCAAGCTTTGCTTTTTGAGCGACTATTTCTTGTTGATTAAATGGATAATATACTTTTTCATCGAAGCCATGATATATCATGTCTAGTCTTTTTTCTATTTCCGGGAATGTCTTGAGCAATGCTTGGCGGCCGTATTCGGTGTAGGCTATTACCTTATCCATGTTAAGGATAGATTGTGACCAGAAATCAGGTAATCCACCTTCGTAGCTTTCTCCGTCTACTGCTGTGTAGCCTACCCACTGGAAAAGGCCGCGCGTCTTGCATGATCTACTGTCTGCTATGTAATCGTACATCCATGGATCGCCAATGGTAAGCACAACATCCGGGCGTTCGCGCAGAACTACTTCATCGAATATGTCTTTGCCGAAGGTTGAGTTAGCGCATGGGTATAATGTGAATGGCCACTTCTTTTTATCTTCACATTCTTTGTACCATCCAATATAAGATATTTTGTGTCCGGCCGCGGCGAGGCCTGTTGCGATGTATTCTCCTACACGTGCCATCCCCGTTGAGATGTTGGGATTATCTGTTAAAAGAAGTATCTTCACGTTTTCTCCCTCTCAAAATGATCTGGACATCATCTTGTTACGCAGAAAGAAATAGCTTTCTGCACTCTAATTGCACGGTTGCAATTACGATGTAAATATTATCACCATATGGTTCGGTGACATACCCGGTTACGCTCGGCTGCGCTGGAGCGCTTAAATAATCAGTGAACTTATTGTTTCTTACAACACTTAAGATATTTTGAACGTGTTCTAAACATTTGTCAAGAGCATCCTCTTGAATATTATAAATGCGCGCGCAGTAAAGCTCTACAGTATGAGTTACTTCTCTTTTCGCGCTGCTTGACCATCTCTCCGGTGATGATACTGGCGCTATACCGCAAAAAGGAAATTGATCTTTACGCAATGGCGGTATTGTTCCCGGTGCTACTTTCTGAATTGATTGAGCGGTCATATACGAAAGAGTTGTACCTCTTGCCGTGTCCAGTTCTGTTTTAATATTTTCTAAAAGTGTTATCATCTAAATTTTTTGATTATACTTGAAACATAATTATCAAATATTTTATTAATAGCGTCTTTGTCTTTATCTTGAAATAATAAAAAAGGTCTCTTTGGTATTGTTACCATTTTACCGGTGTTAAATAATTTCTGTTTACCGCCTTGCTGATGTATGCGCGCGTAAGGTACGCTTGTGCCAATTCCCAGGGTGAACTTGTCTTTCATGCGCATCGCAGTCTCTGTGGTTATGCTTTGCTTAAGGCGGCCGGTGTCTTGCAGGATGCGCATCGATCCTGTCCCTTTTCCTGTCCTTCGCCTGGCGATGGTCAATGGTGACAATGGCGCCCATGGCTTGGGGCGGCCTTGGGATCTGAAGTTTCTATCGATTGATCCAAGCATATAGACGCCTGACCTCTTAAGTGGTATCGACATATCTTCCAGGTCACGCTCAATTATCTTAAGTAATTTTTTGATGTTATCGCGGTTCTTGAACTCGACCTGTAGTTCTATCATTATTCCCTACTGTCGGCTATGTCTTCCAATAAATCAGTTGATATTTTATGGTCCTCGATAGGGTCCATGTCACAAGCTGGTTGTATTCCTTCGTGGCTAAAATAACCGGTCTCTCCGATCGGCTTTGGCGCTTCGGGAAGTTCCATATCACCTTCAGCCAGTTTATCCAGTATCTCCATAGGATTATCGTAAAGCTCTTTTACTTTATTCTTGTCCAATGGGGCGTTACCTACGTTCTGTTTGCTTATCACAAAATATTCTGCCAACAAGTTTGATATTTCGTAGATGAGTGCCGGCTCGCTGCCGGTTTCCCATGGTATAGTATCGGCGTATCGGCTCTCTAGCTTGGCATTTATGATACTGAAGGCCCAGCGCCGCCCGCGCTCTATTAGCTCTCCTGGTGTCTGGTCTTCGCCTTGATAATTATCGTGAGTTGACGGTATTCCGCCGTTTAGGTCTGCTCTTACGTCGCCACTATTTCCGTAGTATGAACTCATTTTTTATTGTTTTCTTTTTCCAGCCTGGCTTCGCGTTCTTTCAAAACTTTAGGATCATATTTAACGCCCAGCAAAGGTACACCGTTTCTATCGTCTTCTTCATCATGAATATCTTTTTCACGGAAATAATCTTCATTAAAATTACCGCATTCGCAACCCTGCGGAAAAGGAGCTTTATCTTTATATTCTCGGCCACAACACTCACAAACATAAACTTTTGGCTTTGGCATATTACTCCTAAACTTTACCGTCAAGGTGGATGTTGCCTGTATTCTTAATCATAGTCTTTACTGAGCTTTCTCCCATGTTCGTCATACCGGCGATCGCTGCATGATTAAAGCCGGCCTTGGCCAGCTCCTGCACGCGTTTCTCCTGCCTGAACTCTCCTTTATTCTCTTTGCTTACGCTCGATAATTGCTTCTGGGCCTGTGGTGACCAGTTGCCCATAAGACTGTTACCTGTTCGTCCGGTTCTTTCGTGCTTTTTTGGAATTATAATGTTTGCCATAGTTTTTAAAAATGGCCCGGAGGATTTTACTCCTCCGGGCACTTGGTTAACTTACATTAGATCAAGTCAACACGTTATCCAAGAGATAACCGGCGGCCGCTGCCACCATCTTTTCTGCCTGGAGAATTGACGGCTGGATCATTTCGCCATCGCGCTCCTCGTTGCGCCATGTCTTTACGACTGTACCGCCGATTACTCGGAAAGTATAGCCTAGCGACAAGGCTTCTAACGAAGGAGACGGTTCTGCGTACCATACAAGTACGTCATCGGGCCATATGCGGCTAATGGAAGCCGTTGCACCCTTCTTTGCCGTGTCTTCGGCGGCCATAGCCAACGTAACGGCCAGGTTCCAAAGCACAGGCGGCAAATCTCCGTTTACCAGCAATTCTTGACCGGCGCTGCCTTGAATCGTGTAGCGAATCAAGTTACGAACGGTTGAATCGCGCTTGACTACATCCTTCACCTCATCGTTCATCAGGATCCGGTTAGCCTCTACGCCGGCATTGAGGCGGATGGATGCCTTGGCGGTATCCACGTCGTTCTCAATGGTCGGGCTGGTACCATCCCACTTGATAGTAGGATTGCTTCTATAGCTCGCGAGCGCTGAACCCGTTACCGCGTTCATTACTCGCTTCTCATACCCTAGTGCGATCATCCGCATCAATTTGTTCATCGTAGTGATACGTGGACGAATTGGTGCATCTGCGTTACGCACGGTCCTGTCGGCTACCAGCTTTCTCAAGCTGTATTCCTCGGCAGAATATGACCCTGTCGAAACGTCCCAGTCGATCTCGTTCGCTGGTGTGCCTACCGCGCGATGAGTATTGACTTCCTTGAGCTCTTCCCTACCGAAGATGTAGTATTTGTCGGATTCTTTAACTACGGGAACAATAGGGAATACCATATCGGCTACGAACTGTAAATTCCGATATTGTACGGCTAAATTGCTCAAAGGCGCATCTATGTGTATGCTTGATCTCTTAGGCATTTATTACTCCCTAAATATGCATTTCCCGCGGATTAATGAAGGCCACTACTTGATCTCCGCTTGTGCTGGAGGCCTCTTCCAGATGGCCTACGTAGCCATCACCGGAAGCCCAAGCTGTTGGTTTGCAGACATTTCCATGACTGTCATGGATTTGTAACTGATCGCCAATGCTTAGTGCCTTAGACGCTATGACATAGCTCTTGCCGATCTGAATGACCTCTACAACGTCTCCCGACGCTGCCGCATCATCCTGAACGACTCCTGCAATATCCGCATCTCCGCTTGCACTCGGATTCGTTACGTGCCCTTCAGTGGATCCGTAAACTACAACTTGGTATTGGGATAAAGCTTCATCAGCGATGAAAGAATCGGCCAGGATTGGCCTGCTTCCTCTAGTTGACATATCTTTTCTCCTTCTTACCTAAGTTCTAAATAATCGAACAACCTGTAAACTGCTTATTCTTCAATAAGTCCTTGAGCTTTATTCTCACTTTTAAACTTCGCCGAAACTGCAATGACAGCCTCTTCATAGCTGACCTTGTGCTCCTGCATATATTTCTGCGCCTCGGCATCCAGGTCGGCATTGCTGACTTGGAAATCATCACCGTTGGGCATAGAATATTTATCTTTTCCAAAACTACCGGCGCCAGATGTCTTTGATGCTCCGTGGCTTCCCCCGGAAACTTCCTTAAAATTTACTGACTTCGGCATCTTAGAAAATGTATTCTTCAAGGCCTCAAAGGCTGTTAGCTCTACCTCTTCGGTTTTGCCGTCCTTCTCAATCTTGAATTTACCCACTTTCACTTCGGTGGATGCTTCCATCAATAATGCCCGTGTCTCTGCTTCCTGTGTCGGAAGAAGTCTACCTTCGGCTTTGAGGCCGGCAATAAAACTATCTACCTCTACTCCTTTAGCCTTAAAGTTCGCGGCTTTCGTTTCGCCTTGCGCTTTTTCTAAAGCATCTTTAACTTTTTGAAAATCCGCGCGTAACGTTTCCAGCTCCGTAACCTTCGCCTTATACTCCGCTACTTGAGTTTTTAAACCTTCAAGCACCTTAGCATCGGCTGACTGTGCCATCTTGATCTCGGCGTCCTGCTGCATCTTAATAAACGATGCAATAGTTTGGCTCATCTCATCAATTTTCTTCATTAACTGAGCTATATCCATATCTTTCTCACCTCCCTTATCTTTTACGATAGTGAAGCTGCTATTTTCTCCCGCGTAGGAAAAGTTAACAGCCATGATTTCTTTATTCGATACTTTATTATCCTCGGATGATAATTTCACCGGTTCCATGCCGGCAACGGCTGGTATTTCATGGCCTAGCAAGGATACGGCTGTGATTACCTTCTCGTATTTTTGGCCATTTATGGTTATCGCCGGATACATCTCCACGCTGCGCTCGGCAAAGCGCCCGGTGCGCACCCAGTCTGCTACTTCCGATGGCATACGTTCAAAATCAGCATACAGACTATCGCCCTCGCGGAACATGTGCGTCATGTCACCGTAGCTAGCCAGGCCGGCCAGATTCTCTTGATCGTCTCTATGGGTTATCTTCACTTTGGGAACCAATTGACCTTTAAGAATATTGAAGTTGCGGACCATGGCGTCGAGATCTTCCTGGGTGAAGTTCTTACCGTTCCACGTGCCTACTTTAAAAATTTGCATGCCGCGGACGGTTACAAGATTATTAGATAAGAATTTTGCTAACTCTTTTATTGTCATATTTTCCTCCGCTTAAAATATATTATTAAAAAAGAAATTTTACAACTTTTAAGTATTAACAACTTCCAATAACACCAAATTACCACCATCGTACCCTATCTGCGCCTTGTGTTTAATACCATGTCCATTTTCATAAGCTACAAACTCAACCGCCACAGCCTTATCTTCTTGGTGAATAATGTCAATATATCCTACACGTTTATGTTTCTTTTCAAGCAAGAAGCGTATGTCTTTACGTTCTACGGCTAACTTTTCATTCTTCATCTTCGACCTCACCTTTAAATGGAGTTGCGATAAATAATTCATGGCTTACTGCTGATTACCTGGTCAAGCTTTGCCTCTATGCGATTCAGTGTTTCGGTAACCTGTTTGTGGGTTAAAGCACAAATATCTTGCCGAGTAAAAGTTTTGTCTTGGTATTCTTTCACTTCGTCTAAACGCTTATAAACCCTGATAACTTTTGCTTCCCCTTCTTCATCTAACCGGTTAATCTTGCCGTCTTGGGCTCTTGTGCTAGATAACACAAAGCCCACAATCGCCACTAAGCCGCCGCCTAAAATCCACTCAAGCACAGTTTCACCCA